CTTATCGAAATTTTCGGCGGCCTGGTGGTTGCCTGGCGCGTGCTGAATTCTGCTTTTCTGATGTCGCCTGTGGGGATCGTCACCGCGTTAGGCCTGGCAATCTTCGCGCTTTATGACGATTACAGGGTGTGGAAGGAAGGCGGCAAAAGCCTGATTGACTGGAAAAAGTGGCAGCCGGATGTTGACGCTGCCATGAAAGCCATAAAGGAACTGAAATCGTCGCTCAGGGACGCGGGCGATCAGGTTGCGCGCCTGCTCAACATCGACCTTAAAAACTGGACGCTGAAAAGTGACATCGCCAGCCTGACAAAGCAGTTTGGCGAGTTCGGTAAAATGTTGTCGATGATCGGCGACCTGCTCAGCGCCATTAACGAGGGCCGATGGTCTGATGTCGCCCGCATTGGCAGTCACATACTGCACCAGGGTAAAGAAAATCCCGATGCGCTGCCTGTGGTGTCATCCAGCGCAAACAATGCCGCCGACTGGTTTAAAGACAAAACCGGCTTTGATCCGCGCAGCATCGGCCAGACCGTTAAAGGCTGGTTCGGTGATGGCAAACGTCCGCAGCCGACAAAAGACGGTGCCGCGCTGCTTGGCTGGATGCAACCGGCGATGCAAAGGCTGGAACAGCTTTACCGGCTGCCGGAAGGTTTGCTGCGCAGTGTGGCAATAGCCGAGTCATCCGGTAATCCCAACGCCGTTTCCGGTGCCGGTGCGCAGGGGCTTTTTCAGCTGATGCCCGGTACCGGCCGTGATATGGGGCTGGCCCGTGGTGAAGCGTTCGATCCGATTAAATCAGCACAGGCGGCGGCAAAGTACCTTTCTCAGTTGCTGAAAGCCAATGGCGGCGACCTGACCAAAGCGCTGGCCTCGTATAACTGGGGCCTGGGCAACGTCCAGAAATATGGCATGGCGCTGATGCCGCAGGAAACGCGTAACTACGTTCCCCGCGTGCTCAGCAATATGCCGGGCGGTGCCTCAATGCATCAGGAAACGGTCATCAATATTCACGGCGTTTCGGATCCGCGTGAGGCGGGCAACATCATTGCCGACAAACAGAACCAGGTTAATTCACGCGCGACACAGCAGATGAACAGGGGGAACTGATGGACATTCTCTCGGTACTGCTGCACCAGCGGTCGCGGAAAATCGGCATCATCATCCCCGATGTTGTCATCAGCGAAAAGCACAGTGACGTGCTGGAGATAACCGAACATCCCGTTGAACGGGTGACGTCTGAGGCCGCAGGCGCAAGCGCTGACGGCGCAGGATTTGTTGCCGATCATGCCTACCGGCGCGCCTCTGAACTGGTTATGGAAATTGGCTTTTCCGGGGGCGGTTCTGTACTGGATTTGCTCAACACCTCAGCTATCGGCCTTTCGCTGGGTAGCAGCCCTAAAGAAATCTACGCACAGTTGCTCGATCTGCAGCGCTCCCGTCAGCCGTTCGACGTGGTAACCGGTAAGCGGCTTTACAGCAACATGCTGATCCGTGTGCTGGACGTCACCACGGACAAAGCAACGGAAAATGTGCTGATGGCCACGCTGACCCTTCGCGAAGTCATCACCACGCAGGCGCAGACTATAAAGGGCGCACCAAAGGAAAATATGGCGCTGGGCGTTAACACCAGCGCGGTTCAGGACAGCGGCGTCAAAACGCCTAAACAGCCGTCTGAATCCATCCTGAGATCGGCAGTATCTGCAGCGAAAGGGCTTTTTTCATGACGATTACCGAAATGCCGTTACAGCCCCAGAATCAGACATTCAGCACCACGATAGCGGGCAGCCTCTATAAGGTCACCGTCATCTGGCGCGCCGGTTGCTGGTATCTGGATTTGAACGACAGCACGGGGGCGCTGATAGCGGGCGGCATTCCGCTGGTGACCGGGGCTGATCTGCTTGCGCAATACGCGTATCTGAATCTGGGATTTTCGCTGTTCGTGGTCTGCGATGCTGACGATCAGGATTATCCCGGCGAGAACGACCTCGGGATCCGCAGTCACCTTTTTATCCGCACGGAGTGAAGCATGTCTCAGAACTGGATGCGCCATTTTGAATTACAGCTGCTGAATGACAAGGGCGACGGGATAGCGCTTACCGATCTGAAAGTCATCTTTAATATTCAGAAGATGCCCGCGACGATTTTTAACGGGTTCGTGGGCGACTTTAAAATTTACAACCTGTCACCGGCCACGCAGAACCGCATCATGTCGCAGGAATTCACCCGCATTCAGGTAATCGCCGGTTATAACGGTAATCCTGATGAAGCGGGTAATTATCCCGATCGCAATATTGGCATGATTTTTAACGGCGACATCCGTTTCACCGTGGCCGGTAAAGACAACGTTACCGATTCCTGGCTGCTGCTGCAGTGTATTGATGGCTGGCAGGGGCATTTATATGCGTCCGTCCGAACCACCGTGGCAGCTGGCTGGAAATATTCAGACCTGTTCGAAGCGGGGATGAAGACGTATCAGCCGTATGGCATTACAGCCGGATCGGTACCCGATTTCCCCGATATGGTTTTTCCCCGCGGTCGTGTGCTGGTGGGCAACACCTCTGATGTGATGTACGGCATCGCCAGAAAGTGCCAGGCCAACTGGTGGTACGAAAATAATCAGGTGAACATTGTTCCTGAGTCGAAATACATCAATGAGGTGGTGGTGCTTAACTCCAGTACCGGCCTGATCGGGATGCCGCAGCAGACGATGGGCGCAGGCGTAAACGTCCGGTGTCTGATTAATCCGGCCATCAAGCTGGGCGGTCTGGTTCGCCTCGATCAGGCATCCGTCTATCGCGTGGCTCTCAGTAATGAGCAAATCGGGATGTCACCCGCCAAGCTGAATGAAAGCGCCAGCGACGGCAATCTGTATGTCGATGGCATCCCAGGTTCGCAACCGGCCGCAATAAATACTGATGGTGATTACACCGTAGGCAGTATTGATTATACTGGCGATACGCGCGGGCAGAACTGGTACATGGATTTACTCTGTCTGGCCAAAGGAGCCAAAGAGCTACAAAGCCTTTCCACAATCAATAAGGTCGGATAGTGAAACTTTTAAAAGTTGCAGCATTGCTAATGTGCCTGTCGCCTGTATACGCTTTTGCAGCATCACAATGCGGCCCTTTTTTCCTTAAAGGTGAAAACGATGGCCTGATGCACATCAATGGCCAGGCACCTGAAACGCAAAAGATGACTTTCCTTAAGCAGAAGGACGATTTTGATAACGTCATGATGCAGTGGATGTTGCCGGATGCGAGCGTGGGCCGCTGGCTGGGCCTTGACTACATAAAGCGTAACGGAAAAGCGATTCTCAACATCGAAGTGATCCGCAAGAACATGGACGAGCCGCGGCAATTGTGGACCTATGACTGTGTGAAGCTAAAGTAGTTTAAAATTATTTTTTTCAAAGCGTTAAACATGATTCCAAATCAATTTGATGTCATAACTTGCCTTTAGATTGATACTGTGTTTTTATACAGCTTGAGTACTGATCATAATTACAGCTAACCAGCCAACAGTTAAAGATTTATGATTAATTAATTTTAAGATTAGTCTAATACTCATGGGGCTTGCATGGTTGGCGAAAGTAAACAGAAAGCGGTTCACTACAAAAGGGCTGTTGTAAGAAACTCTTACTCCACATTACAAACGTTATTGGAAGATGCAGTCGGCGTTGGCGGTGCTTTCGAGAAGGTAGAACATAGACAAGAATATTTAGTACCGGGTGATGATTCTGGTGGGGCAAAATTTATAAACAAAAGTACTAATTATAAGACTTTATTTTTTGGTCAATTAATTTCTTTTGAAAAAGGCAGAAGCCAAGCCTTACTTACAATGAATGGAGATGTGGCGTTTTATAACATAAAATCTATAACCTCTAGTCAGATAGCACTTTCAAGAGATAAAGACGAAGAAGATGAGGATCAAGCCGATGATGCGAAAAGAGAATTTGTTGACTCTTTTCTTTATTTCGGAGTTTATGGTAATCATTTAGTTATGATGCAGTCTAGTTCTCTAAGGTCAAAGGATCTTGAAGGTCATCTTAACTGGCTGCTAAAAGGTGCAGGCGTTCTTGATTCATCCTCAGAAATAATTTTACAGGATAAACCAACTGAGAAAGCATTCCGTCAATTACAAAATGCTCCTGTGAAAAGTATAAAAATAGGCGCCCCAGTTAAAGGAAGTGCTGTAGAGAATGCTTCAAAAGAAAGTTCTTTGGTTGAAATTAATCAAGTTAGAAAAATAAAATTTATGCCTGAAGGAAAAGGTGGAGATGTTATTGCGGCAGCCGTAGGTGAAAATTGGGTTGAAAGATTAGACCTAAAAGATGCTCTGGATGAAGCGAACTTGCAAGTACAAATTGAAATAACTTATCTTAGAAAAACCACTAAGAGAGGACAACAAGTCATAGATTCCATTGCTACGTCACTGCGTCACATGGATGATGAAGATTTTCAGATTGAACTGAAAGGAGGAGGTACTTTAATTGGTAATGACTTACGCCTTTCTGGAAAATTAAGTGTGAAGTACCATAATGGTTTGGTCGATGAAGATGATCTTTATTTAAAAATGCATCAGTGGCTAAATTCAAAAATTAGTTTAGGTGAGATAGATGAAACCACATGATTGAAGGTGATATCAAATGTTAAAATATTTTATAGGATATGCATCTGCTTTCGTTGCAGGTGCTTTGCTATTCTATTTTTTAACTTTTTCACTGGATAAAAACATCGTGTTTCCAATTGGCATGCTAGGCTTGCTGCTTCTTCCTATTGGAGTGTGCTCTCAGGTTATTTATAAAACTAATGATTTAAAAGAGAATACATCTCTTAAAATTTCCGAACAGAGAAGGCTTGCTTATCTAATATCAAAGAAAATATTTAGATGTTACTGCTGGTTAGTGTTTTATATAATAACTGCTTTATTGTTGTTTGTGGTTTATTATCTCGGTGAGGGGGCGTGTGTCTTTCTCAAAGAAATTGTTGCTTTAGTTGGTGGGATATTTGGTGTTTCAATGTCTTCAATACTACATTTGCACATCAAGTATGTTGAAATATCTGATTTTAAGGCTTACCTAGTTCAACGAGAAAATAAAATCAAAAGGCAAAAAGAACTGTTAAAAGGTTTGAAAGAAAAAAGTTAGCTTATCACAGCATCAATTCATTAATATAAAAAGACCGCTTAGGCGGTTTTTTTACGCCCCGAGGAAAGAAAATGCCAGTTTCGTTAAATTCTCAGGTAGGCAGCAGTGAGCACATGAGTTCGCAGCTTTACAACACCATTTTTTCCATGTTGCGCGTGTCTTTACCCGGGATAGTCCAGTCGTTCGATCCGGCGACATGCACCTGCACGATTCAGCCCGCTATCGCAGGCCAGGGAGTAGATGATAAAGGGCAGATTCAGTCAGCGCCGCTACCGTTGCTTACTGATGTACCGGTTATCTTTCCCCGCGGTGGTGGCTGCACTATTACTTTCCCGGTAAAAGCCGGCGACGAATGTCTGGTGGTGTTTTCCGATCGCTGCATAGATTTCTGGTGGCAGAACGGTGGCGTTCAGGAGCCCGTTGATCCGCGTCAGCATGATTTATCGGATGCCTTTGCTTTTGTTGGCCCACAGTCACAGGCGCAGAAGATATCTGGCATCAGCACCACATCCGTGCAGGTTCGCACCGACGATGGCAGCAGCTTTATCGAACTGATGCAGGGCGGCAACGTGAACATCACCACGCCACTGCTTACAGTGAACGGCAACGTTCAGATTAACGGTACCGTGACATCAACCGGCGATCAGGTAGCGAAGGGCATCAGCCAGACCGGACACGTTCACTCTGGCGTGCAGTCGGGCAGCAGTCAGACGGGCGGCCCGCAATGAGATACCGGCGCGAAGATGATGACGGCGACTATACGTTTGGCCGTGGCGATGACACCTGGCTGATCAACTCACCCGAGGCGGTGGCGCAGGCAGTGAAAACGCGCTTTCTGCTCTGGTACGGTCAGTGGTTCCTTGATACCAAGGCGGGAACGCCATGGATACAGTCGGTACTCGGTAAGCAGAAGCCGGAAACGTACAGCCTCGCCATACGCCAGCGCATCCTTGAGACACAGGGCGTTAAATCCCTCATCTCTTTCGACACAAACCTGAACACCACCAGTCGACGGGTGATCTTCACCGCGACGATTGACACCATCTACGGGACGACCACCGTTACAAGCGAGGCTTAATGGCTCTCAACCTAGACACGCTGGGGCTATCGGCAACGGTAACCGCCCAAGGCATCAGTGCGCCTGCTTATCAGATCATCCTCACCACCATCACCGGCTACTTTCAGCAGATTTACGGTACCGATGCCTATATCGACCCGGACAGTAAAGATGGTCAGATGGTGGCACTGGTCGCGCTGGCCATTCATGACGCCAACAACACCGCCATTGCGGTTTACAACTCGTTTTCGCCGTCAACAGGTATGACCGACGCGCTTTCACGTAACGTTAAAATTAACGGTATCACTCGCCGTGCGGCAACGAACTCAACCGCTGACCTGACGCTGGCCGGTGCGGCGGGTACCACGATTACCAACGGTTCAGTTAAAGACGCCAACGGCATTATCTGGAACCTGCCTGCAAGTGTGACCATCGGCCCGGGCGGTACCGTGATCGCCACTTCCACCTGTGCGGTGTCGGGCGCAGTCGCTGCTGTGGCGGGCTCAGTGAGTAAAATTAACACGCCCACGCGCGGCTGGACATCAGTTACCAACATGTCAGCGGCAACGGTGGGCAGCGCGGCGGAAAAGGACTCAGAGCTTCGCACCCGTCAGCGGCAGAGTGTTGCGCTCCCGTCCCTGACACCTTTTGTAGCGCTGGACGGGGCAATCGCGAACGTCACCGGCGTGACACGTCACAAACTCTATGAGAACGACACAGGAAGCCAGGACGCAAACGGGCTGCCTGCACACTCCGTTGCGGCAATTGTGGACGGTGGGGACGTCAACGCTATTGCTCTGGTCATTCAGGGCAAAAAGGGGCAGGGCGTTGCCACGTTTGGCAGCACCTCCGTAACCGTGCCAGATGCGTGGCAAAACCCCCACACCATCAGTTTTTCAAGGTCATCCCCGGTACCTGTATTTGTGGCCATCACGCTTAAGGTGTTTCAGGGCTACACGACGCAGGTCGGTAATGACATCAAAAAGGCGATTGCGGATTACGTTAACTCGCTGGGTATTGGTGATGATCTGCTGCTGAGCCGGGTTTACTCACCGGCAAACCTCGGCGTGGTGAGCGGGGGCGAGAGCCGGTATTACGACATCAACAGCCTACAGATCGGGCGTTCTGCGGCAACGGTCGCACCGGCCAATATCGTGACGGCTTTTAACGAGGCCGTGACCTGTTCAGTGGACAACATCACAGTTACGGTGGCGTCATGAGCAGATACACCGACCTGATAACGAATTATCACCGGACTAAGCCTCT